TGGAGGATGGAGACCGAATCATTGTCGGCTTCGATGGCGCCTATGGTGGTGACTGTACTTGCCTGGTTGGTGTCAGGGTCTCAGACCTCCACTTGGAGACCTTGGCTCTCTGGGAGAATCCTGGGGAAAAGACTTGGCGCACTCCTATTGCTGCCGTGGAAGATGCCATCAGAGAAGCCTGTGAGCGCTTCACTGTTCAGGAAGTTGTGGCTGATCCATACTTCTTCCAGGTATCTCTCCAGAAGCTGGAGGATGAGGGCCTGCCCATTATTGAGTTCCCGACCAATGGCACCCGTATGGCCGGGCCCACCAAGACTTTCTTTGATGCAGTCCTTGACCAGGAACTGACCCACAATGGTGACCAGGCTCTGGCCCGCCATATCTCCAACACCCAACTCAAGCAGGACTCAAGAGGCTCCAGAATCACAAAGGAGTACCGCTCCAGCTCCAGGCATATTGACCTCACCATTGCTGCTGTCATAGCGCTGGGGAGAGCAAGGGCCTGGAGAGAGCAAGAGTCACCACCTGAGTCCAGGGTCATCCTCCTCTAGGAGCTTCTCTTGTCTGTACTTTCCAACCTCAGCTCCATGCTTGGAGTGGACCGCGTCCTGGAGCTGAGAGGCACCTCCACACCTATCTCCTTCAGTGATGTCTACGGCAGAGGGCTGGACCTGTTTGGTGGAGGCTCCAACACGGCTTCTGGTAAACCAGTCACCACCACCACTGCCCTGGAAGTCTCCACTGTCTTTGCTTGTGTGCGCTTTCTCTCTGAGTCGGTTGCCACTCTGCCGCTTGACACAATGCGTCGGAACAATGGAATCCCTCAGCCAGTGAGGCCAAGGCCTGAGTGGCTCAGCTTCAACCAGGGACCCTGGAACAAGATTGAGATCTCGGGCATGATCATGATGTCTCTCCTTCTGGAGGGCAATGCCTACGTGGCCACAGTCAGGGACGGCATGGGAGTCATCCAGTGGCTTGATGTCCTGGACCCTGACAAGGTAACACCAAGTCGTAACAAGGATGGCACCATCTCCTTTGCTGTTCGGCAGGTCAATGGCTCTGAGGCTCACTTCTCTGAGCTGGACATCAAGCTCATCAGAGGCATGATGCTGCCAGGCAGCCTCACTGGCCTCTCACCTATCAACTACGCCAGAGAGACCATTGGCCTCTCCAGGGCTGCCACCGAGTTCGGTGCTGCTTTCTTTGGTAATGGTGCTGTCCCTGGCTCCACCATTGAAGTGCCAAATGACCTCAGTGAGGTTGGAGCCAAGATTCTCAGGGACACTTGGGAGCAGGCCCACAGAGGAGTGGGCAACTCCTCCAGGCTGGCTGTCCTGACTGAGGGTGCTAAGTTCTCCAAGGTCACTGTCAACCCTGATGAGGCTCAGTTCCTCCAGACCAGAGAGTTTCAAGTCCCTGACATTGCCCGCTTCTATGGAGTCCCTCTCCATATGCTGGCCCAAGAAGGGCCTCAGCTTGGCTCCACCACTTCTGAGATAGGGCAGGCCTTTGTCCAGCATTCGCTGAGGCCTTGGATTGAACGCCTAGAGGCTGCCTTCACTGACCTCATGGCCCTTGATGAGACTATGCCATCTGGCACCTTTGTTAGGCTCAACGTGGACAGCCTCATGAGAGGCAACCACGCTGACCGCATCAGCACTTATTCAGTGGCAGTGACTCAGGGTATCTACACGATCAATGAGGTCAGGAAGTGGGAAGGTCTCAAGCCAGTTGAATGGGGAGACACTCCCATCTCTGTGCAGGTTCAGGAGGAAGAGGGAGCAGCCTCAGAGTCTGATGGTTCTGGTGGTGGCTCTCCTCAAGGTCCTTCTGAAGCTGAGACCAATGCTGCTGCCAACAAGGAGCTAGTTGCTGCCGTCCAGAAGATATATCTAGGAGTAGGCACTGTTGTCTCTGCCGATGAGGCCAGAGAAATCCTGAGTCGCATGGGAGCAGACCTGGAGGGCTCTCTCCCAGAGCCTGAGCCTGCTCCTTCCATAGTCCCTGAGGCTGATGAAGCTGAGCGGTCAGAGGAGGAAGACAATGAGTGAAGAAGTACGCAACCTGATGGAGCCAGTGGAGTTCAGGGCTGAGGGCAAGGCCCTCTTTGCCTATGGCTACGCTGCACGCTTCAACACCACCTCCCAGAATCTTGGAGGCTTTGTGGAGCGTATTGCTCCAGGGACCTTTGCCAAGACTCTCCAGGAGGCTGATGTCAGAGCACTCTTCAACCATGACCCCAATCTCCTGCTGGGTCGTAACAAGGTTGGCACTCTGACTCTGGCAGAGGACAGCACTGGTCTGGCCTATGAGGTTGAACTCCCTGACACCTCAGTTGGCAGAGACCTGGCTGTCCTCCTGGAGCGTGGTGACGTTTCTGGGTCTAGCTTTGGCTTCCGGACCATCACTGATGAGTGGGCTGAAACTGACTCAGGATTCCCTGAGCGCACACTCACAAGCGTTGCCTTGAGGGATGTTGGTCCTGTGACCTTCCCTGCTTACGTTGATGCAGACAGCGCTATTCGTTCACTGGCTGAGAGTCGCTCCTTGGATGTCAATGACCTCCTGGCAGCAGCCAAAGCCGACAAGCTCTCTGAAGCCCTCAGGGCTGAAGATGAAGAAGGATCTGAGACAGAGCAGGAAGAGGACCAGGCCACCCCTATCCTCATCCACCGCTCAGGGCTCATCTCCTGAGGACCAGGTCAACCCTATCCTCACCCTGAATCCGCAGGGCCATCCTGGTCCTCAACCCAACCTCACTGCCCTGGAGGGCAGACATCATGAGTGAAATTCACGTAGCAATACGCAGGGCCTTTGAGGCCCGACGCACCAACCAGGAAGCTCTCAAGGCTGTCTATGACGCTGCTGAGGGTCGAGCGTTGTCGGCTGATGAGAAGGTCAAAGAGGATGCCATCCTTGTTGACATGGCAGACCTGGCAGCCCGAGAGCTTGAGCTGGTTGACCTGGCTGAGAGCCAGAGCCGCTCTAGCGAGTACTTCGAGAAGTCCGCTGCTGCAGGTATCTCTAACGAGAAGCCTGTAGTTGAGGGTCGCAGCTTGCGTAGTGTCCTTCGGGACATTGGCAGCGGTGCAGCTGTTGGGCCGCATCATATCGAGCTTCGAGACGCTGTAACCTTGCAGGCCGGTTCGGCCACTGACGGCGCAGAGCTGTTGCAAACGGATCTGAGTTTCAATCTCGTCGACTATTTGCAGGCGTCCATTGGCTCGATGCGGGCTGGTAGCACAGTGATAACTACCAGCGGCGGGAACGCATTGGTGCTACCAACTGTTTCCTCGCACTCTACAATTTTGCTCGAAGGAGAAACGGACACAATTGCAAAAAGTGCACCACAACTTAGCTCCGTCCAGCTCGACAGTTATAAGTATGCCGTGCTAATTCAGGCGAGCCGTGAGCTTCTAGAGGACGCGGCTTTCCCGTTCGAGAATTTCTTGATCGAGCAGGCCACCGACGAAATCGGGCGTTTGGTCGGAACCGAGTATATTACTGGTTCCGGTTCTGGTGCTCCGCAGGGTATCGACTTGGCAACCACGCTGAGCGTAACGTCGGCCAGTACCACAGAGTGGACTGCCGACGAGCTCATATCGGTTTTTCACACGCTGACAGACCGCTACCGTGAACGTGCTGCTTGGATCATGAACGATGGAACCGTGCAGGAGCTTCGCTCTTTGAAGGATTCTTCGGGCCAGTATATGTGGCAACCAGGTCTATCTGCTGGACTTGTCGACACACTCTTCGGAAAAAAGGTCGTCACCGATAATGCGGTTATGGTCACGGCGACCGGAAATGAATCTCTCATATTCGGCGATCTGGCGCGAGCGTATACAATCCGACTCGTCGGCGGTCTCGATGTGTCGAGGTCTGATTCGTTCGCGTTCGACTCCGATCTGACTACGTGGCGCTTCGTTTTGCGAACCGATGGTGTGATCACCGACGAAAACGCTGTTGTCATTGGTCACAACGCCTAATGGGTGCGCGATCGAATAGCACCTATGCTGCGGGGAAAACGTTCACTGATCGTGAGGGAGTTTTTCATCCTTCAGCTCAAACCGTGAACACAATCACCACCGCTATCAATCGGACGCTCACTTCTGACGAAAGCGGCTCGACCGTTTTCGTCACTGCCGCCGACAAAATTATGACGCTGCCGGCTACACAGGCTGGCCTAACGTACACCTTCGTCCTCGGGAATGGCGGGTTGTCGTCTGGTACTGGGCTTTCAATTAGTCCAGCGGCTGCCGACGCAATCGACTCAAACGGCGATGACACCGACTTTGTGAACTCGGGCGCAACAGACACTGTTGGTGACTCTGTGACCGTGGTCGGCGATGGTGCCGGCGGTTGGTATGCAATGAATGTACAGGGAACCTGGACCTGATACAGGGCCAGCCCGACAAGAATGCGTGGGACCTTCGAGGCTCTTTGGAGCTTCGGAGGTCCCTGTATTCTGCTGTTTATGTCCCATATCTGAACTATTCGTCAAGTATCTCAGGATGGTCTGAGTCCTCCTGAGAGGCCTCCTACGAGGTTTGGACCCTGTTGGGTCGTACTCATCCCTCTCGATATTCTCCGCTGATTCTGAGACATAAGCCCTTGTCAGAGGCCATGAATTCTGACCCCATTCTGGGCCACTCAAGAGAGTGGCCACTCAACTCATCAGGCTGCTGGGTTGTAATTCTCTCCCTCACCTGCTAGGAGCCTCTATGGCATATACCACACTGGCAGTAGTCAGAGCAATGGAGGGCATGGAGGACGCCACTGCCTGGCCTGATGCCACGATCACTGAGTCAATTGCCTGGTCCACTCAACTCATTGATTGGTACACAGGAACCTCTTGGGAAGCCAAGGCCTTTGACATAACGATCAGTGGCTCAGGCACTGGGTCCATCAGACTGATTGATCCAACCACAGGCAGGAGAGTCCTCTTCCCTGTGACAGTCTCTTCCTCCACTGTGGATGCCGTAGGTCAGACTGTTTCCTCCTGGGCTCTCTTCCCTGAGGGCATCATTGTCAGAGACTCAGGCACCTTCACCTATACCCATCCGGGCAACAACGTCAACCTCGTTGGTACTGCCGGAGCGACCACCACAATCCCTGATGACCTGGCCTTCTGCGCCAGGACCATCTCTCGCCAGTATTGTTTGGACTTGATCAGCAGGGTTGATGATCGTGCTGTGATGATGACGAACGACTTTGGAACCATCAGGCTCTCTCAACCAGGTCGCCTCTACCCGACAGGTATGCCTGCTGTTGACGCAATCTTGAACCGACGCAAGCAGCGTGGACCTGTGGTGGCATAATGGCAGGTACTACAGCTGCGGCCCTGAAGACAGCCTTGAAGACTGCCATGGCTGCTGACGTCGGGCTGGTCAACATCCCCATCTCCTATGGTGACCCTGGTGACCTTGGGAGAACAGAACATATCTGGATGGGCGCTGCCGAGGAAGGCTCCTCTGAGCCTACAGGCATGAGATCCTCCAGGAAGCGCAGGGAGGAAGAGTATGTCTTTGATGTGGTGGTTGAGGTCTCTTCCAAGGCCAGGCCAGAGTCCAATGAGGCCAGGGCGGTTGTCCTGGGTACCATCATTGAGGAGCTGATTGCTGATGATCCCAAGATCAGCAACACCACCAACCTTCTCTGGGTCATGCTGGACAGCTTTGAGCTGGATACCACTGAGCTGAGTGAAGGTCCACGCACCGTGTTCACCTTGACCCTGAGAGCTAAAGGGAGACTCCTTTGAAATACACCTATCAAGGTGGTAGAGCCCACCTGGATGTCAAGCTTCCCAATGGCCGCTGGTTGTGCGTTGCTAGGGGAGACACTGTTGAAGTCAATACTGCTGAGGCTAAGGCCTTGGCAGACCTACCAGGCTGGTCAAAGAAGGCCAGCCAATCCACCACCACTGAGTCCTTGGAGGACTGAATCATGGCATCCATTCTTGACGTGGCCATCCTTCTCGGCAAGGAGAGCACCTACGGCACACCAGCCACTCTCTCTGATGCCTTTGAGGGCAAGGCCGACACCTATCAGAAGGTGCATGAATACATAGACTCCATTGGCTTCAGAGGCGGCATGGAGACTTTGAGGTCTGACAGACGCAACGCCATAGCAATGGGAGGAGAGGGTTCGCTCGAGCTCGACATTCTCACGACCGGCTGGGGTTTCCTTCTCCAGGCCATGCTTGGCTCAGTTAGTGGACCCACTCAAATTGCTGCCACAACTGCTTACAAGACCACAGCCACCTCCACTGCTGCTGATCCTGATGACTCCTTCACTGTGCAGATTCAGAGGGTTGACGCACTTGGTACCCTCCAGTCTTACACCCATCATGGTGGAGTCATCACTGGCTGGAGCCTCAAGCAAGATGTTGGTGGCCTCCTGGTAGCCAACTATGACTTTGACTTCGAGGACGTCGATACCAGCACCGGCAATGGCACTCCTGCCTACGCAGCAAGCAACTCTCCTTTTGACTGGACCATGGCTGCTTGCACTCTGGACAGTGTTGCCACTGACATTCAGAGCTTTGAGCTGACTGCTGACCTGGCTCTCAAGACTGACCGCCACTTCCTCAACGCAACCAGCCCTCTGAAGAAGCAACCCATCAGGACTGGTATGCCTGTCTATGAGGGTACCATAAGCCTGGAACATATCGGAGTGGTTGAGTACGCAGACTTTGTGGCTGGGACCATCATCCCTATCACAATGACCTGGACTGGAGCAGTCATCGAAAGCGCCGAGGTCGAAGAAGTTGTCATCACCTTGGCTGCTTGCCAATACACAGGCAATGAGCCTGTCTCCTCACTGACTGACACTCCTGTCTCTACGCTGCCCTTCAAAGTTCTGGACAATGGCACTGCCGCTGCCGTGGTCATTGAATACACCTCTGTTGATACAGCACTCTGAGGTTTTTGATGGCTAGACCATTGATGACAGTAAAGGTGGATGGTGCCAAGCAGCTCAGACGCATTGCCAAAAAGGTCTCCAAGGAGGAATCCAAGGAGGCCCTGAAGCGTGGCCACAAGGAGGCTGCTGAGGTTGTATCCAACAAAGCCAAGGCACTTGTACCAGTTGAGTCTGGTGCTCTCAAGAGGAGCATCAGGCCTCTGGGCAGCCAGGCTGCTGCCAAGGTCAGGGCTGGCAACGGGACCAATGTTCCTTACGCTGGCGTGGTCCACTATGGCAACCCTCATGTCAGAACCAAGTCAAATCCCTTCCTCACCAAAGCAGTAGCTAAGAAATACCCAGAAGTGAGAAGAATCATTGAAGGTCTTTATCGAGACCTGGCCAAGAAGTTGGCCACCACCAGACGCTGACAAGGAGCGCACCCTATGAGTGATTTAGATATTGATCATCTTGAGCTTGACTTGGATGACTTGACCATTGGAGAGATGGAGGACATTGAGGACATCATTGATGCTCCCATTGATTCTCTGACTGACCCCACTGCCAAGAAGGCCAAGACCTTGAGGGCTCTGGCCTTCATAGCTGCCAGACGCACTCACCCTGACATCAAGCTGGGTGACCTGGATAACGTCAAGCTTAGTGTCCTCGGCGGTGGTGAGGAGCCTGACCCTTCTTGAAGGAGCGGACCCTCCTAAGGGCTGCCCTCTGTCGGGAGTATCACCTGACCTGGGCTGACACCTCAACCCTGAGACTCTGGGAAGTCAGGGTCTTGGTTGGTCAATTAGAGGAGGAGAACCGCTCAAGAGAGCAAGCAGACAAGCAGCAGTCCAAGGCTGCCAAGAGACCAAGCAGCCCAGGAACCAAGATGGTTCCAGTCATGACCTGAGGAAGTTGACCCATGGCCAAGCCCATCACCATTAAGGTCACTGGAGATGACTCAGGATTCAAGCGCACAATGCGTGGAGTCAATGGGTCACTTGGTGGCCTTGAGCGCAATGTTGGTAAGATGGTCGCCAGAGTTGGCGCTCTCCTTGCTGGGATAGGCATTGCCAAGGTTGGCTTGGACTCCATCAGGATGGCCTCTGATATAGAGGAGGCCATGTCCAAGGTTGGGGTGGTCTTTGGAGAGTTGTCTAATGGTGTCATTGCTGACAGCCAGGCAGCAGCCAGAGCCCTTGGTATCAACCAGGCTAACTATCTGACCTACACCTCCAACATTGGTGCTGCTCTGGGCGCTGCTGGTGCCACTGCCAAAGAGGTCAGTGACCTCTCCACTGGTGCTGTCAAGACCTTTGCTGACATGGCCTCCTTCCACAATGCTGAGGTGGCTGATGTCTCCCTGGCTTGGGAGTCAGCAATGAGGGGAAGCTTTGAACCCATTCAAAAGTTCATGCCCTTTATCACTAACGAGTTCCTCCTGAACTATGCTAAGATCAACGGCATCATTGATGACAGTGTCACCAAGCTGGATGTCCACACTAGGGCCATCACTCTCCAGGCCATTGCTATGGATGAAGAGTTGAACCCTGCCCTGGATGACTTTGCTGAGACTCAGGGCGGAGCAGCCAACCAGGGACGCATCCTCTCTGCCCAGTTTGACAACCTCAAAGGACGCATTGGCTCAGCCCTCCTCCCTGCTGTCACTGCCCTGGCTGTCTATTTCAATGACGAACTCCTGCCAGCTT